GGGCCGCAGTGACATTATTATACTTTCATAACAATTCCCCTATACTTATATAATTATATTTCATAACAATCAGTTTACACCCGCTAAACTCCTGTTTACTCATACCAAACCCATTCAATTCACACTAACTAAACTCTAGTTTACCAACACTGAACCGAAATTTGTTTCAATTTTTTCTCAAATTTTTTTAAAAAACCTCTTGATTTTTCGGCGCGTTGTGGTAAAATAATCACGTCGGAAGGGGTGAGATTAACGGAGAGTTGTATAGCAACTACGGTATTTAAGGAGGAAAAGAAAAATGATTATTAAGATTTTTTCTGCGGGCGTCTGCGTAAGATTGGTTGAGGTGGACGCTGAATTTGCTCTTGAGATGTTTAACCTCGTCCTGCTCAATTTGGGTCAGGATGAGAGTGCCTGCTTGTATTCCGGCGATAGCTGTGAGCACGTTATCGCCGCCGGTTGCTGAGAGAAAGGAGAATAATCATGATTATTAGAGACGGTAACGGGAAAAAGGTTGATGTGCATATGTACACGCCGCAATACGATAAGTTTACAGGATTTGATAGAGGTGAAGACATTATCAATGATTGGTTCGAGGTCCCAGAAGATGAGTTGTTTGTTGAGGATGCCCAATACTGCATTGATTATATGCGGGACTGGGTTAATTGTGAAGGCGATTTCGCGGATGAAGAAGATGCACCTAATAATTATCGCGAAGTGGTTATTGATGGTGAAATTATTAGTAACTGGAAATAAAATAGGTGGGCATTGCCCACCTTTTTTTAAATGAATCCAATTTGCATTGCAGTTGTGAAAGCACCTGTGATGCTTGAATTTTTAAGCGTCATGGTTGTTTGGCTGAAAGTTGCCGTGTACCCCGATTCAAGAATAACAGCCGTCATATCTTGTTTGACGTTGTCAACCGGATATGTGTACTCACCGCCCGTCATGTCGCCCTTGATAGCTAAATACATTGGTTTGCTGTCAAGGCACCGACTGCTGTTTCCGCCGCATCCGCGCGGCACAATATAGCTGTCAGTGGGGATATAGCTGGTTACAACAGGCGTTGCGCCGAATGCGGCTAGCGTGTTGAGTATAAGCGTTTTTTGCGCTGGATAATATCCGTTACCAGTAGCCGACAGCACAAAATAACCTTTGCTGTAGCAATCAATTGTCAAGGCGGTATTTGATACACTCTCAAAATAGCAGTTTTTCAGCGTCAGCTCAAATTGCTCGGCGTTTACAGGATGATTGTGGAAATATGCGCTTGTGCCGTAAATAGTGCGGAACGTGCAATTGATAAATCTAAGACTGTCCACACATCCACCGCCACAACCTACGCCTGCGCCAGTAGCCGTGTTGTAAAAAGTGCAGTTGATAAATTCACAAGTCGTATTCCGGCACTGGTCTTCCAGCGTCTGCACATCATAGTGTACACAATACGGTGCATTCGCGTCGTTATTTTTGAACGTCAATCCCGTAAATTTGCCCTGCCCAGCAGTAAACAGACACATATTAGGATATGCCGTATCAGTAGGCTTGATGATTGTTACATCACCAATGCCCATCAAATCAATGCCCGGATTTGGTGCAAGGTTGATTGACTCAGTGTATGTCCCAGGATAAATTTGGATTGCAACACGGCGTGTAGTTGTGCAATATGCTTTCGCGGCATTGACCGCGTCGTTGATTGTGGTATACATACAGCCACGTTTGCCAACGGTGATATACGCGGGTTGCGTCTCGATATGGATACCATTTTTGTTAAGTTCATCCAAAATTTGAGCAATCAGCGACGCGTCGTAGTCAACGATACTTTCAAGTTTTTTGACGCTTGTTTCCAATGCCGAAATCTGTTCAGCCGTCAATTTCATTGTATCAGCCGTCAATTTCATTGTATCAGCTACATTTTTGACTGTTGCAATAATCCAATCAAGATTAAGATTATGCAAATCAGTATACGGGTATTGTTCAAGCATTTAATACACCCCCAAACAAAACTTATCAATAAACTCATTAAGGATAATATCATATAGGTTTTTTCGTCTGATTTCCAATTCTGCCGCAATCATCTGCTGGTTAGTGGTTACACCGATGTTGCCATGTGCATTGATTGTGATTTGACGACTATCTCCCCCACTGTATGCCGTGCTGTGATTGTCTTTTCCGGTTGCGTTGCCGCTGGTACTGTCAGTATTAACAAGGGTATCTGCGTTAAAAGCGGCTTTTTTTGCGGTATCTGCGCTGGTGCTTTCGGACGTGCTTTCTCCACTTTCAGTTAGATTCCGTGTGTAAACGTCGTTGTGCGTTTCTGTCCGGTCGTAGTTCTCAATCGGGTTGTATTCAGCGTTCAGTGCAAGTTCAATTCTTTTCCAGTCGGATAGACGCGATTTTGACCAAATTTTAAGGATTGTCTTAAAAGTTGAAGGTTCAGAATACAATACTTCCAATTCGGCGGTTTCTGAAAAAATCAACGTTTTCAATGTTTCAGGGTCAACGCTATCAGGTAAACTAAAATCATCCAAAATTTTAGAATCCCATAGGCTCATTCCCAGAATCGAGAGTTTCGCTTGCATCATCTTCACCACCTTCCAGCGGAAAACGGAATTCAACTTTCAGCATGCTGATTTCCGGATATCTTGCTTTCGCTCTTTCAATCCCCTCCCGCATGGTTTCAAGCCAAAGCATACTTTTAGCGCGGGTGTAAATATCGGTTTTTGTTGCTTCTGCCGTAATCAATCTTTCTTTTTTCTGCACGCTCAAATCCGGAATACCGATTTCCGCGCGGAACATAGTTTGTATATTTCTGAGTGATTCAAACATTTCGGGCGCGACATAGTTTTGTGCAAGATTTTGTGAAAAAAGCTGGAAAGATGAAGAATCGTTTAATGTTTGACCTCTTTTGCGGGTTACGACCGCGGGAACGCCGCTTGCAACCTCATCATAGAGTTTCTTAAAGGTTTCGGCTTCCGCTTTGTCGTTCGCGTAACCGACAAAAGCCAATTTACTGTTAAGTATGTTTGTCGTGATACCCTCCCAAGTCAACGCCATCAAGTCACCATAATAGTCTACTATGTCTGCGATTCCCTTATAGTCCGGCTGTAATTTAATAATTTCGCAGTTCCGCCCAATTTTAAGCGTTTCTGCCCCGATAAGCGGGTTTGATATAACGCATGTTGTGGGACGATAAAAAACGTTAAAGCCCGAAAGTGAGCAATGCTGTGGGATAACGCCGAATTTATCTGTCTTAAAAATCGACACAAAGCCGAAACCCAAAAGACAATAGCGGAAATAATCGGCATCCCACCAATCGGGCAAAGTAAATTTAAAAACTGAAAGCGAATCTTGCAAAAGATAGTTTTTGAAGAACCTTGCTAAAGATGTGTTGTGAATGTGCAGGAATGATGGGTGTATAGTCCCGTCAACGGAATTAAGCACCTTATAACTAAAAGGTGGATTCATAATATCACTTCCTTCCAAATTTAAATAACATCCAAATTGGAATTCCCAATCGCGCTGGGTACGGATGCTCTGTAAAATAGTCAAACCATTTTAGTGCTCTGTCTGGTCTGTCCCCCGGGTTTCCTGCTCCCGATCTCTCATATTGCCAATAATACGCTTTGGTCAATTCCTGCACATCATCAAGCGATTTTTTCCAAGCACTCCATTTGTACGAATATCCGCCGTTGCTGTACCACGTTGCACCACCATCGTAACCGTGTGTACACTCATACTCGTGATACTCCATTTGTAGCTTGAAGTCGGCTAGTGGGTTATCATCTGTCGCAGTTGCTGTCAATCCATAATTGTCAAGCGCCCACTGTCCGAATTTTTTAAACCATGGCGTCCAATGTGGCATACCGAATCCGCCTGTCTGCGTCTGTGGAAATGTTGCTTTTTCCGGATAGTTGGGATTCAGCAGTGTTTCGACTTCCCAATTTCCCAAGGCGGCGCATATGGCATTTTTTGTCCAACCAAGTCCCGACAACCACCACGCAAACCAAGTGGAATTGATTGCTCCTTGCTCTGTAATTGCACCGCCTATTCCAACATAGCTTACACGGTATTCATGCGCATATGCGGGTGGCTCGTTACTCATAGTGGAATCCCCCGTTCAAGTATCTTATAATTTCATTCTGCTCAGTTACAGTACATGTTATAGATATATGTGCATTTTCACACATTATGTAACCCGGAATTGTATTCAGCTTCACTCTACTGCATAGCGGTTTTCCGTGTTCTGCAACGTTTTCCTCAGCTAGATTGAAAAATTCAGCCGTCAATGTCGGCTCAAAAAGAAACGCGATTGTGCTTCCGTTTGCCCCCGAAACCTGAAGTTGTGGGCGTGTTGCATCAGCAACGCTCGCTATACCATTAGCCACTGACTGTGCAACTCCAATCAACCCGCCGAAAAAAGATGTCGCAACGCTCGCCACTGTGTTTACGGCAGTAACTCCAATCTGCAACGGGTTGTTGTTGATTTGCGCCAGCTGGATATCAACACCAACATTAGCAGGATATTGTGCAATTTCTGTTGCCTCGTTGCTTAGAATTCGCAGAATGCCAATACCGGAAACAAGGTCTACATTGGTGGAACAGCTGAAACTAGCCGTTGTTGACAGAAAAGAATTGTCAAGAGGAATCGTCCCCCAGCACTGAAAGAAAAGCGTGTATTTGCTGTACGGCGACAAATTGCAAAACCCACCTCTTATAACTGCTTGTGGATGCCTTGGAATGTCAAAATTGTAAACAAACACTTTCTTTGTTGCACTCAAACGAAAGCATTCACAATTTGAGAATTTCCACCAGCCGAATTTCAGCGTTGTGATTTTTGTACCCGTTATAGGAAATGGAAACCACTTGCAGGAAACAACATATTGTAGCGGGTTGAAAAGTGCTTTCTGCAAGTTATCGCTTATCTCGTCAATTGCTAAATATGTTGACGGGTCTCCCAGCAAATAACCGCACAATACTTTAAATTGTGCATCCGTGAAAGAATAATAAGATATAGCCCCCTGATTGTGTACATCGCTGTTTACAATACCGACTATATAGCTTCCAGCATTAAGCGCGGAACTCCATTGATTTTCTGCCGTTGTTTGCTGATGGGTGATTGTGCCGTTCATCGGATATAAATTATCCGTGATTAAGCTATCCCATGTATTAGATGACCTTAACACATATTGTGTAGATTCACCGATTTCTGCTTTCCAACTTGCTAGCACATCAACCCTTAACTCTGCATACCACAATCCACGCTCATACGTCCAGTTCGTTACAAAATAATAACGCCCGAAAGTGTTGATATACGCATAATTATAGCCAACCGGATTATCATGCTGTAATGTAATAATAGGGTTCATCAAATTCACGGGTTCTTTGAGCAGGCACGAATACGCCGTTCCGTCGGTTTCCGGCTTTTTTGTGCTGTTTTCCTTTTTGGCAAATTGCCAAAACTTAATGTTAACTGCCATAATATCACTCCTTGTTTCACGTGAAACACTTTATAAAGCAACCACGTTTTCGCGGTTGCTTGAAAAATGTTTAGTCGAGCAGGAACACAACGCCATTCTCCGTCATGTCAAGCATGTACCGCTTGATAAAATGATGGAACGTGTTGTAATAACGGGATTTTGCGTTCATCGGAGTCTGATTCATGCCCTCGTTAAACACACTGTAGCCCATCGCATCACGGTCATACAGCACGGCAAATACATTAGACTTGCTAACAGCGGCAGAAGCCGCCGCGACATTTCCAGTAGCCGACAGTACGGGCGGCTTGATGTTGATTGCATCAGGCTGATTGATATTCTGCCAGAAATTGATTTCCGTATGATTCGGCAATGCAAGCCAATCATTAAACAGACTGTTTCTGACCATCGCGTCAATCTGCCCGATTGCTTTGCTGTAAATGATACAACGCTGATACTCCCGCGGAGTATGGCGCATGATGTTCGTTTCTGTTAGATTCTGGTGGAATTTGATGGAGCGTTCGGTCATCATCATACCGATTTCTCGCATTCGGGCAGTCGTCCAGCGGATAAACGCTTCAAAATTAGTGGGCTGATAAACGCTTTGCGCGTCAAGCTTCAACCCCGTTGCGGCATTGTATTCGTTCAACAGATGGATAACGTTCACCGAATCTGCCGAAATTTTACTTGCGATAAAACTGGAAACAGTCATTCGCGCAAGCTGTTCCTTCTGCTGTTCGATATCATTGATAACAGCAGTTCTCTGCATGCTCAGAAACTGTGCCAGCTCGTCCGGACTGCGGAAAGCCGAATTCAGCTGATGTTCAAATACAGTGGGTTCTTGCACCGAATACTGCTCCGCGCCGACAAAATTCGTCTGCAACGTTTTGGGACGTTTCACTTTCCACTGGTCTGCGCTTCCATCGTCTGCTGGAGCGTCATCATATTCGGGATTCTCTGCCGCGCTGTCACTAAAAATAGGCGTAAGTTTGCGAACAGCATTGCCCCAAGTGACGTTATCCCACTCCAAAATATCGAGCGTCGATTTATACGGGCGCGCGACAAAAATGCTCTTGTTAATCAGCTGAGAAATGCTGTGCATGATGGGGTCAGTTCCCGCGCTCAACGCGGTTTGCGCCATTGTGATAAACTGGCTGGTATCGCGCGGCGTTGTCGCGATATCAACGGTTCTGCCCTGCGCGTCAGCTACAATCTGATTAAGGATTGTAGCAATCTGATTAAACGTGTAACTGTTAGCCATTACTATCACCTCACGGATTCATGATTTTTGCAAGCAATTCGGCGGCATCTTCGGGCTGAGAGTTTGGCTGATTGATGTTGTTAATGTTGCCCATTCGCACCATTCCTGTCAACTCTTTCAGCAGCTTAATCGTTTCGTTCTCCTGAGCCTGTTCAGGAGCAGGGGCGGGAGCAGGGGCGGGAGCGGGAGCGGGAGCGGGAGCGGGAGCAGGAGCAGGTGCAGGAGCAGGAGCGGGAGCGGGAGCAGGTGCAGGAGCAGGAGCGGGAGCGGGAGCAGGTGCAGGAGCAGGCGGTGCAGATGGCGATTCAATACCCGCCATTCTGATAATTTCATCTTTGCTCCATCCAGCATTAGTCAATGCAATAATATCGTTAATTTTCAAGGTACATTTACCTCCTTTTTTGTTACTGTCACACCGATAGGCTTTACATCCTGAGCAAACTCAAATTCCTCTTTATCCACTGTGCCGTTGGATTCTACAAAATCCAGCCGCACAAAGGTATGCGTTGCTGTCGCCATTGTTAATCACCTCTATACTCGTCAAGCAATGCGTCAAGTGATGCAATCAGCTCATCAAGTTTTGACGTGCTGAGCGCATCGGGATATTCCACGCCTTTAAGTTTTGCGCATGAATCCCACATTTCGGGACTTGACTTGATAACGCCGCTCTTTTTATTTGCCGCGTTGATAACCTTTCCGTCAAAACCCATAATGCCGACATGGTAAATATCAGCGGGTTCTTTCCCGTAATATCTGTTTGCCTTCTGTGATTCGCCCCACGGTCGATGCTTAAAGCACAGATATCCGGCTTTCGCCTGCGACATGGGCAAATGCTGTCCTTCACAATCTGCGCGGTACATGCTATTACTACCGTGAAACGGAATTCTGCCACCAAGCCCTCGCATCAGATACACAATCAGCCCGCTACAATCTACCTGTCCTGTTTCGGCTTTGCCGTATACATAGTCCCAACCAATTGTCTTTTGTGCCGCCTTAACCAAAGCATCAGCTTTCACCGTTACCAACATGCAACACCTCCAAGATTCGCGACAAAACATTGGTATTGTTGTTCAACGCCTCTGTCATCTTTGCATTGCTGTTTTCCATCTCTTTGCGCATTGCATCCATCTCATCCTTATGGAGCTGGTCTGCCTTAGACCTGTCATACAAGAGATAGACTGCAATTGCAATCGGGAAGCCAAGCGTTTGAATGAATTGAATGAAAGTTTCCATTACATACACCCCCTTTTATTACCGTGTTCAAAATTCGGTGGTAACCGATAATCACCCAATTCTAAATATTTTTTATCAGCCTCATACTCATAAGGATATAGTTTATATCTGCCTATTAGCATGTTGCCAACTCTTTGATATGAAAATCTATTAGCGGATAAGATACCTATATATTCGTTTTTTATAGTTAAAAAAATGCATATTATCAGAAAATTTATTGCCGTCTGTTCTCTCACATAAAATAAGAACAACTGCTTTCGCTGATACTTCAAATCCTATAGTTCGATACATCAAATCACTCCTTAATTGGCAGGCGGCAGTCTCATTTGTCCGCCGACACTGTGCGCCCTTCAGGGGCTTGCGTTGCACAACCACCGCCCACATCTATTATATCATATAAGCGCGATTTGTCAATGTTTCACGTGAAACATTATAGACCGAAATACTCCTTAAAGCGTAATTCACAATCATAATTTTCAAAAATAATGGTTTTCCGGAAATAACTAACCTTAAGCAATCCATACATAATCCTAAAATTCTTTAAGTCGTCATCTCTGTTCATATAATATGGGTTGCCTATTCCCTTTGACGATACATATAACCCATCTCTTGACCTCAACCCATATATACCGATTCTTCCCACTCCTACAATCGGATAACATTCACGCATATTCAGCGATTTGATATTCTGTGTGCTTTGTGCGAACTGCGCTATAATTCCATTCTCGTACATGTATTCATCATCGGTTTTATACAGCACTGTTTCAGTCTGCTTTCGTTTGGAGATGGGGCTATCATTAAGCCTAATCAGCGTAATACCGGATTTCATATCTGTGTAGATATTTTGTTTACTCCTATCCATCACTTGCCACTTTTTGACTAAGTCCCAACCCAAAAAGTAGGCATTGCCCATTGTATTCGGATTTCCCAGCATATAACACTTTACAGCAGATTCGCCCGATAATTCGCGATTTCGATTCACCGTCTCGTAAAATCGCAAAAATGCTGAAAACTCATCTTTGATAGTTCTTTCGCCACTCATAGCTATAAACTCATCATAAATGATATAATCAATATCGGAAAAATCAACGCCGCGCATTTTTGAAAACGTTGAAAGCGCGACGCCTAAACCAATAGGCAAGCCTTTCGGGATATTCCTTCCGTTGTCGTCAACATCACATTCATAATACTTAACTAGATTCTTTTTAATAATCGGCTGTATGTTCATACCTAAATCCTTATTAAGTTTTTTAAAGGGGTTTCCGTCAGCGTCACTTGAAATCTCAAGAGCAGTCTCAAGACGGCGCATATATATAAACTTCTTTCCGGTCTCAAGCACCTTTTTTAATGCGCCGTAAGTCTTACCTGTTCCCCATCCGCCGACTAGCAGCATAAAACTCTGATTCTTATTCCATAGATAATCAAAATTAACATAACCATTATCAAGATACAAATCACTCATACACGTTTATCCTTTCTCCATCTGCCATATAGACTAATACGATTCAACAACTCGTCATAATCCTTACTATATGTAAGCTCATATGTTGTTGGCACAATTACGACATTTTTGCTTATATGTAAGGTCTTTCCTTCTACATCTATATCAAAATTATCGTTATCATTATATACTGCTCTTGTTCCGCCTGCGTCCTTCCATATCATGCCGACTTTAAAATTCTCAATGTCCTTTAATTCTTCACTTGCAAACGGTTTTCCTGTTTGTTCATTGATTTTCTTTGTTACGCCGGAAACAGTAACTTTTAATTTCCCGTTAGTTATATAAGCATATCTTTTTGCGCCCTGCGTAATAAATTTCTCATACTTTCCATCAGGTTCAAATATCCCTAAATAATGTGTCGTTCCTTTTCCGTCTACTGCATATCCGCCGCGCTTTTTATCCTGTATCATGATACTCTTATTTACTTTGTCAAAATTAGCATCACCAACATACTTGACACTATCTGTGTCACAATATACAAGAGCATTTCCAACAGCGTCAATACCATCTTGCAACGCTTTCCGCGCGTATGCTGTACAGTATACGCCCCATTGATACGGCAACTTTGCTTTCATCAGCAGATTTTTATTTTCTTCATCCGTATGTGGACGCTCTATATAATCATTATCAATATACTCTATCGTATCTTGTATAGGATTAGTTGCGCACATACCATAAAGACTATTCAATAAATTCTTTGCTTTCATGTAAAAATATTGGTTTTCTTCATCCTCCAAACCTTTTAATTTTGTCTTTCTACTATAATATTCCAAAATAACCTCTATAAACTCTTTCGGCAAATAATCCTTTTCAGCAAACATCGCCGCTGTTATGGTCATATCTTCCCATTGATATTGATTTCTTATAATATCATAATCAATTTCCGTAATTGTCATTTCACTTATTCCTGCACTCAGTATTCTGCCGTTATCCAATATCAAATCAAGATAACCATCACCGCAACTTTGCCCGCCAGCTGAACGTGTTTTTGCTAAACTTATATACGGGCATGCTTCTTTTTCACGCCTAAGCTCAAGATTTTTAAAAATAACTGTAAATACAACTGCGCAACCGTATGAAATAAATCTATGCACTTCTTCAACTGTGCTATCTATTTTTTTAAATTTATATGGGTATTTCTCATTTACAAGCTGTGCTGGATAACTACTAGCTTTATCATCAGACAATACATTCTCAATAACTTTACCAACATAATACTTGTTTGCGTGAGTATTGCCGCCCCTAAACGCTTTACGCAACAGCGTATATTCTTCAAGCGACGGCATGATACTTTGCAACGTTTTCATTTTCGGCTTGAGTGCATTATAACATTCGCGCCTAACATATCCGGTACTAGTTAAGGGTATGCTCAGAAGTGTATCATTCTCTTTCTCAAGTTCCTTTTTAATACATGCAACAACACTTATAACATCCATTCGGCAATATTCAATTTCATCATTTGACAACTCTGTCCAAGGATATCTTGTTTTTGTATAATCATATTTTTGTCCGCTCTTTTTTTGCTCTTTCACGCCCATAGCTTGACAGAATCGTGCTAAACTCATATTAGATTGAATATAGCTACACCGATATTCTATACATCCAGTACGGGCATATATAGGTTTTCGTGCGCCACGTAAAAAAACATCTTCCGGCATAAAATCAAATATTCCAGATAAATATTGAAATTCAAATGCCAAATTATGCACATATACAACTAACAATGGCATTTCTTTTAAATTGTATTCTTCTTTAAGCTCTTTCAGACTTTCTTCTATTACGCCGACCAACTCTTGATATTCTTCCCATGTTCTTCCTATAATGATAACCTCATTATTCGCTGAAAATTGCCAAACATACATAAAAGCGTGATATTCGTCTTTATGCATGATGGTTGTTGTTTCAATGTCAAAAGCGCACACTAAATCAATTATTTCCCGCCTTGCACGTCGTCTCTTATGTGGAACTAGTGAAGCATTCTTTATTAATTTTTTAACTGCTTCCAGCTCCATATAATCACCTTCTTTTGTTCTTTGTGCTAAATTTGTTCGCTATAACGTCACTACTATATGCACCTTTTTGCGCGTTCAATGCGGTTTTTGACTGTTCGATAAACTGAGATTGCTCTTTAACATAATCAATGTAATCAGCTAAAACTTCATCTGCGTCAATCTGCCGTTTATCATCTGTAAGTTCTTCTTCTGCATCGGATACATACTTATCAAATTTGTATTTATCGCTTGATGCTTCAATTGCCTTGCGATATTCTATATATCCAATCCATTCATAATAATTATTTGAGTTAATTAAAGAAGGATTTTTGCCTTGACGTTTCAACCATTTTTTAATACCACTAATATAATTCTGTATATTTTTGTCTAGCTTTTTTACCGCGCGTTTCTCGCGTTTATATCGCCGTTCTGCTTCCAGCTTTGCTTCACGTTTTGCTTTCGCAACTGATATTCTTACAGATTCTTCATACTTCTGAGCGCGGCGCAAATATTTCTGTATATCATTATCTGTCAACCCTCTACTATCAGGCAAATCAACACGGGGCGCGTATTTTGACAATCCAGCTGATTCTATTCTTTTTACGCGCCTTAATATGTTATGACGTAAACGCTGATATTCAGCCCTTGCTTCATTCATACAAAATAGCCGTGGAATTTACTCAATTCCACGGCACTCCTTTCTTAAACGATTTTCAGCGTAAGCATCTTTCTGTCTGCGCTACGCTGTACCTGCTTAACTTCAACCGTAATCGGTTCTTCCCAAGTGGGCATCCCGTACACGCTACAAATTCGCTTGAGCGCGTTATAAATACCAGACGAACAGGTTTCATAGGATTTTTTATCCACGTCAAACATGATAATTCTATGACCCGCTTCAACTTCGCCGGTTTCCTTGTTCGTAAATTCAATCGGCTCAATATACAAATCTTTGAGCTGAATACGCTGATTGATAAAATCTCCAATCTTATAATCAGCCGAGACAATCGCGTTAGCTACTACTTTGCGTTCCTTCTCCGCGTCAAGAGAAAGATAAACGTTGCTATCATTAAATACTACCAATTCATTCATTCTTCATTTCCTCAACTTTCTTATTCTGATTATAATAGGCTTTTTCGACATCAAGAGAATCGATAATGTTTTCACTTCCAAGCATAACAATATCAAAACTCTTTGTTCTCCGGACGTATTTAGCAGCCTGTTCAGGTGTCATATGCTTCAAAACATCCTCTTGCCATGCGGCAACTACCTCACCGTTTACAACCCTTCCGAGATGCAAACGGCAAATCTTCATTTTTACAGTTCTCATTTAATCCCTCACATCTGTCAACCAAACAAACAACATAGCAACCAACAACACCTTCCATATTACTTCAAACACACTACACACCTTCATTCATCATAATATCTAGAATACTGAATGAACGGAAGAACAACTGCAACAAAAAACAACGAAAGAGAAATTACAATCCATAACATATAATCACCTCCTTATAATATGTTGTTCTTTCCATTCATTGTATTCAAGCACTAAACCTAAACACTGAATGATACTCATAACAGCGTTAAAACCTTCTGATTGCACAATGTACGAATCCAAATCATCTGCAATTGCACGTCCTCTCTCATACGCTAAAGCTGCTGTGAAAATCACATTGATAATGTATTCGGTATTCATATTCTCACCCCTTCCGACGTGATTATTTTACCACAACGCGCCGAAAAATCAAGAGGTTTTTTAAAAAAATTTGAGAAAAAATTGAAACAAATTTCGGTTCAGTGTTGGTAAACTAGAGTTTAGTTAGTGTGAATTGAATGGGTTTGGTATGAGTAAACAGGAGTTTAGCGGGTGTAAACTGATTGTTATGAAATATAATTATATAAGTATAGGGGAATTGTTATGAAAGTATAATAATGTCACTGCGGCCC